GCTACCTTTTCCACCATCGCTCACCATGATTTAATCTCCTTAACTAATTGATTATAAATTAATTTATTCTTATCTTCTTCAAATTCTAATGAAAATAAATATCTAATTCTATCAAAGTTATAAACAGTGTGTGGTACTTGATTATTAAAAACAAAATATGTATCTATACTATAATTCAGCGTAGTAAAGTTTCCAACCATATTATTTATTCTATCGCCATCCTGAAACATACATAATGTCTTAGGTAGTCCGAGCTGCATATTTATACTTGCCCCTCTATTAGTATCTATATGCCAATCATAAAATGTATTAGGTTTCATTTTTAATATCCCACAATGAAATGGGTGTGCTTTATTTAACCTATCTAAAAACTTACAGTTACTTGTAACAAATTCTGTAGGTACTCTAACAGCTTCAAAATTATAATATTCTTCCCAATCATTTAATTGCACAGATAATACACTTAGCGCCTCATTGAGATTAGATTTAATTGGGACCTCATAAAAAGGTTGTTCTTTAACAGTCACCATAATTATCCGCGTAGGCTCCCTCACAGGTTACAGGTAATGACTTACCCCACTCAGGAGGTTGAGACATTATTTGCATAATAAAATCTAAAGCTTCTTGTGCTTCCTTTTCAGGGGCTGTACATACGATAGCGTCATGCACAGTTAAAACAGGTTTATACTTTTTGTTCACCTTAATAATTTGTTCACCAATTACGATACGAGCTAGAGCCTGAACAATGTTCTCGACAACTGATCCACCCCATAGGGATATTAATCCTCGTCTAGATTTATATTTATACTCAGTTCTCACTCCTGATGAATCTTTCTCTAATCCTGGATACTTAATCATTAAGCCGTTTGGTAATTTAATACCATCTCTGTTAACTAATAAGCACTGATGTTGTCCTAGATAATAAGGTTCTTTATCCTCAGGCCATGCTGATAGATCATCTAAAACTCGATCACATTCACGCCATAGATTAATTACTTCGTTGTTAATTTCTCGGTAGGCTTTAACTATTCTTTGGCATTCTTCATCATCTAAGTCTGCGCCTGGAGGAGATGTTTTTAATGTGTGTTGTAGTTTTGTCCATCCTGTACCATACCCTAAACCTAAGATACAAGTCTTACCAATGAACCGTTCGACAGGAGTTTTCTTTGACACTTCTTTTTTAAATACTTTAGAAGCAAATACAGAATATACATCCTCACCATTTCTAAATTGTTCAACCACTTCCTCTTGTCCCGCTAGCCAAACTAATATCCTAGCTTCAATTTGAGATGAGTCGACATTCAATATCACCTGTCCTTCAGGCGGTACAACAGCATTCTTCAAGGCTTTCTTTTTCTTATCTCGTGAGGGTAAGTTTTGGAAGTTTACTTTATCTGATCCCGCCCATCGTCCTGTATGAGCGCCATAATATTTAAGAGGGATAGGTAGCTTGCCTTTATTTCTTGCACCGATATCAATAAATCTTTCTATTCTTGATTCTTCGATGGTTGACTTAGTACCTAATCTAACTGCACATAAGTCTTGTATAAAAGTATCTTCATGTTCTGTTAAGGCAATGAACCCTTCATCATTTTTAGCTAAAGCGAAAGTTTGTTTTCCTGTTGTGGGGCTTTCTTTCATTGGGACACTTACACCCAACTCTTCTAGCAGTGCAGCGAACTGTTTATTACTTGCTAGTTTCTTACGAACCTCTTCCTCAGTCTCGCATCCAAGTTTAGCTTTTAGTCCGCCAAGTAATTGGAATTTCTCTTCTTGTAATTCTTCAAGTCTTTCTTGTAACAGTTCGACATCCACCTCGAGGGTTGGATCAAGATACATATGAAGTGTTATATCAATTAGATCTAGTTCATCAAGAGGGAAACCGATAGAAAGTTGTAGGAATAAATTATAAGTTAAGTCAACGTCGTTCTTACAATATTCACCATAACGATGTAATTCATATTCTTGAAAGTCTTCTAAGCGTTTACCTTTTGCATCTAAAACTTCGGTACCTTTTTCACCAAGCTCATATCGTATAGCTAAAGCTTTTAGTGATCCGCCTGCATCGACGCCGTGAATAGCTCGCGCCATACAAAGAGTATCAAGATATTTTGAAGGTAGTATATCAAAGACAAAAGAAAGAATGGCGCCATCAAACAACGTGTTATGACAAAGTAAGACAGAGTTATCCCAATCAATGCCATCTAATACTTCTTTGATTTCTTCGTGAGACCCTGTATACCATTTAGCCTTACCATCATTTATTTTGATAGCAACACCGATGACCTGGAAGCGTTCATCTCTAATATACTCTTCTGTTGTTAACCTATTGAGACCATACCCTGTGTCATAGAATGTCTCGAAGTCGAGTGTGATTAAATCCATTAATGAATATTCTTTCTGTTTTCTCTGTTTTTACTCTGTATATATTCTCGTACTTCTTTAAACATTTTTTCTGTTTTTTCTGTCCCCCAACTTGAAGGGATTGAAATTTGTGCATTAGTTTCTGTTCCAATTACTATAACTTCTGCCTCTAATTCTAGTCTTTCCAATGCTTCTCTAAATAATTCTATAAATTTATCGTTTGTCATTTTTACTTTTCTCTTTCTCTGCTTTGCAGTATCCATGTGCATCCATCGTAAACCCGCACCACCACTTCCTTTTATCATAGTACTTAGCGGGGCTAGAACATTTATTACATTTATTTCCTGTTGTTTTTAAGGGCATAAGCTTCTCGCAGTGTTCTTGGTGTTAATTGAATTGCATTGTGTGGTTGAAAAAATCTATATCCTTGTTTAAGATTCTTTTCCCATATCTTGATTGTCTTTTTGCTGACGTTCATACTCTCTCCTATCTTTCTTAATTTGTCTAATTCTTTCTTTTCTTGTTTCATCGTCTAAATATATCCAATTAGATAAATCTTCATAAGTCCTAAAACAACTGATACATCTTGGTTCGCCATTGATTTCCTCGTACCGACATATATCTGTGCATGGACTAACTATACCTTTCTTGTTCATCACGACACTCCGCACTACACCATCTACGTTTGTCTTTAACATCGACTCCGCACCATACACATTTGCCTGTGTCATTCTCTGATACTTTAACATCGACTGATTTTAGTTTTGCAGCCAACGCCATTTCTATAGAGGTGTTAGCCATATCTGCTTCATCTGCCACTGAGTCCTCCTAAAGTCTTCATCCATGATGTGCTTTTGCTTGTTGGTTTTTTCTTCTTTGGTATTTTAACTCCTAGATCATATAACTCGTCTAGGTATACCCCTTTATATCCTGTCCACATTGTGATCTGTGATCTTGTTGCATGTGGATACTTCTTTAAAACTTCTTCTACTTTTTTTATTCGATCTTCAGTTGTAACTCTTTTACCTCTACTCATAATAAACATTCTCCTACTAGATTTAACATTTTACTGTAAGTGTTTTCGGGCTTCGACACTTCTAATTTAACTATCTTTGAACTAGGAAAATTATCAGTATACCATTTATATTCTGTGTTTGACCACCGTACTTTTCTGATAACTTCTCCATCGAAGTCTAATATAGCATGCGTGAAATCATTCATGGTTGATAACTTTCTAGGTTACCGTCCAGGCTATATATATTTAAGCCACCGTCTGAGCGCGGTCTAGTATAGCCTATAGCTTCTCCTCGTGGGTTTACTATGACTGTACCATTTCTGTTTAATCGACTGTTCTCATAGTTCAGCGGACTATTGTCATAGCTAAGTTCTGAGTTATCCCAATTTAGATTTGAATTATCAAAGTTCAGTGACCCTAAACTTAATTCATTTGCATAACAATATGTAGATATTAAACTAACTACTATTAACTTTCTCATCATTTCCCTTTCTGATGTATATTGGTTTAATGTTTTTGTGCAATTCTTTTAAATATATATGTTCAGGTCTATCTTCAAAGAAGTGTTTACCTAAAAGATTACCTTCAGTGTCGTAGTCCTCCCATATATACCCAACGCATTGCAATATTTCTTTTTCCATTTTGATTGTATTAAATTAAAGTTCATCATTCATCACCTAACTTCTTAAGGAATTCTTTTAAGTCGTTGGCGTACCAAGCAATCTTACCAAGTTCTTGAATCCATGAGTCTTTTTCACCTAATCGATCCGCATACTTCATAAGATTACCCTTTACATAATACTTAAAGTTTACACCAAGTTTTGCTTTGATAACATCTATTGTTTCTATGCCACCTTTGGTATAATGTCGGGGGTGATTTACTAGGTCATCCGCCTTCAACTCATCAATAAACTCTTCATTCTTTTTTTGAGCATCCTTTGCTTCTTGAATAATTCTTCTAATATATTTATCACGTTCGTTCTCATGCGCCATGGTCAGTCTCCTTAATATTTTTTAATATGTGTTTGATTATTTCTACTGTCCAACCATTACCTAACATTTTATACCTTTGAGTTTTAGATACACTCGCCGTGTAATTGTCAGGTACTGTTTGAAGTCGTTCGCATTCTAATGGTGTTATTTTTCTGTAATACATTTTATCTTTAACAACCACATTATCCTTCTGTACGGTAGTCAGCGAATTAGTTTTATCATCGGGCCTGATTTCAAGTTGCTGTTTTGTAGAGCCATCTTCTTCATATCTTCCTCTAAAAGCACCGCATTCTATTTTAGGTTCTCGATTACCTCCACCCATACTATTTAGTGTAGGTGACTTACCTTCAGGACTATAAATTCTTTTTAAGATATCATGACCATTTATGTTATCAGCCAT